CTAGAGTTTGTTTTCTTAAGTGTCATAGAGCCAGTTCCGCTATATCCTGTTATTTTATGTTGAGTCATCATTTCACCGCAGATATCTATATCTTCTTTGTCAAATTCTATTTTAGCTTGGAAAGCCGATATTTCATCAACTAATGCATCGTTTATCCAAACTTCAGCGAAAGTACCATTTATTACTTTGTTAGCTTTCAATCATAACACCTCCTATATGAATACCCTAATCGAAATGCTTTCGATCGCATCAAGAATTTTACATTCTACTGCTATAAACACTTGATCTCCTGTATTTGCTTCTCTTATCTGTTGATCGCTCATATTAGATATACTAACTCCATTTGATTTTAAGTATTTCTTTTGTTCTTCCATATCTATATCAACTGTTACTGTATTTTTTTCAACTAGTCCATCATTAATCAATCCATCAAAATAACCATGGATAGCTGTAATTAGTAATATTTTATTATCATAACTGTTACTTAATTTTCCAATATATGCATCTCTTGCAGTTTTTCTTATATCATTTGCTATTAAGTCCATTATGTCAACAGTCTTAATTTTTTGAAATAAATCACCTTTACTTTGTATATCTGTTACAGTTGTATCAGATACAGTAGTTAAGCTGTTTACTCCTCTTGCCACTTTTATTCTTCCTGATTCCTTATAAAGAATAAATTCGCCTTTCCCTACTTTTTCAGTTGTTTCAGTTCTTGATTCATAAGGTATCAAATCAACTTCTGGTACAGAAGTATAAGTGGTTGACATTCTTAAATCTGTTCCAGCTATTAATCCTGCAACTCTTGCAGTAAATTCAGCAGCAGTATAAGTTTTTTCTCCTACAACTACTCCACTTTGAGTTACATTTATTATTCCTTCATAATCGGCTGTTTCATTAGCTAATACTGCCTTAACCATATTTCCTAAATTTCTTTGCGATTTAATCCATGTTACTATTGCTGTTTTATCTTCATCTACAGCTGATGGGTAGCATAAATAGTCAAATTGTGTATTTTCAAAATGACTTAAAGCATTCTGCAAAGTTAATTCTCCACTTATAATGTATAGTTCTAATCTTAGTGGTGCGCTTGTATTTCCTATTAAAGCATTCGTTATAAGTTGCTTATTATTATCTGTAACATCACTAGGTATATCAGTTACATCAACTATAGTTGCAGGAGATATAGCTTTTTCTTCCTTTATTATCATCGCAACTATACCTCTGGATCCTCTGCTTATAGCAGTAATACCTTCTTGTATAAATTTAATACTTATACTTGGTAATCCTAAAGCCATTTATTTCACTCTCCTTTTAATTCTCTAATAATTTTGAAATATCTACAATAGCTTTGTCCACTATTGGCAAAGTAGGATCATCAGCTTCTATTGTTATATTTCTTAATTCATTAAGTTGTAAATGTAATTCTTTCATTAATTCATATTCTGTTGGTTCGCTATCCGGATTATCCAACGGACCCGTATATTGTGAATATTTAATATCATCAAAATCAAGATGTATCATGAAATCAAGTATTCTACCTACTTCATCTGAATATATATTGCTTTCTATATCATCTACTGTCAGATAAGTATCATCTACAAATAAAGTCCTTCCAAATATTTTTTCAAGTCTATCACTGGCATCATATATATTTGTTATACTTTCTCCTGCTTGTTGTAGATACTTTATTGATACTGATATAGTTCTTAGGTTAGATATTCTAGTTATAGCTGAACTTGAAATAGGCAATATTTGTACAAAAAAACAAGACTTATCAAAGCCTTGCGTATTGTCATCTTCTATATATACATCTTGCGGAAAATTTTCTGCTACTGCTTTCGTAGTAGCATATAATATACTTTTTAGAGGTATCATTTAATCACCTCCTATTTGAAGCCATATTTTTTAAATAGATTTTCTAAATCTTCTTCAAAATTTTTTTTAGTTTTTTCAAAAGAGGTTTTTAGCATATAAACTCCTTCAGCTACTCCTTTAACTTTTCCATCTCTTCCTACAATTCTATGTCCATATTCAACATGCAACCCATATTCAGTATTATTAAATACCTTTACATATAAATCGTCTTTTTCAAGCTCCCAACTCCTTCTTAATTGTCCCGTATCAACTGGAGTACGTTGTTTTACATTTCTAAGTAATTTACCACCGCATTTTTTAACTAATTTCTGTAATTCTTTTGCAAAATCGCTCTCCATATCATCAAGCATTCCTATAATATCTAAATTCTTGAAATAAAAATAATCATTAGCCATTATACTCTCACCTTCTTAGTGACTGGAGTTTCTATATGAGATTTATATGGATAAGGTTCGCCGGCCTCAAATTCTTCTGTTCTTCCATTGTAAGTTATAACTAACTTATCTCCAACTTGTATGTCTACTGTTGGTCTGCAAAATAATTTATAAGCTGCTGAAATATAGGCTGTTCCTGTTTCGCCTGCTACTGTTGTTTCACTCCCTTTGTCTAATGAACATTTGAGATCAGAATATTTTAATATTTCTTGCATAGTTGTAATTCCAGTATTAGGGTTTTTAACTTTTTCTTTTCTATATATATCCATGCTATCAAAATACAGAGTTGCTATTATATCCGCTTCACTTGCCATAATAACACCTCCTAATAAAATCTGCATCTTCTAAATTGGTTTAAATATTCTTTTTCATCATCTGTTAATTCTGGAGAGCTTTTAGTTACAGACGCTCCTCCAGAGTCAGTTGAGACACTATCATAGTTATATTCTATTCTTACACTGCCTCTTGTAATAGATTTTATGGCACCTTGGTTTGCTGGGGTCACTGTTGAAGAGTCATCCACATTCTCTCCTAATTGCGAAAGTTTATAAGCCATTATATTTGATACTTTATCTTCTATAAATTCGTTTAATGCATCTTTTTCCTTTTCTTCTATTTCATCTAAATTTTCTATATTGCAATATCCTTTTACTCTTTTAGTGACTTTATTTATATATAAAGTAATTATATTATCATAGTCATTTTTTTTTAATCCTAAGATTAGTTTTATATTTTCAAGCAAATTATCACCCTCTTATAAAAATAGAGGGCGAAAATACCCTCTTATTCATTATCTTTTAATAATTCTATTAAATCAGCTTTATTCAATGAAGAATATCCAATCAATCCTCTTTCTTTAGCTAACTCTTTTAATTGAGCTAATGTCATTGATTTATAATCAATAGTTTTTTTCGCTTTCATCGATTGAACTGAGTTTGTAGTATTAAAAGGTACAGTCCATTCTGCATATTGCACTTGGTTCTACTATTTTAGCTCCAAATACATATAATCCTTTACAAGCATCTGAGAATGATGCTTCTGGTCTATATGCTTCTATTTTAGATATTTGTCCTGCATAAGATATAGCCATATCAGTACCAGCCATTATGTGATAATGTAATACTTTTGGAGATGACCCAACTTCTTTAGTTACTACATTATTAGATTCGTATATATCAAATCCAGCAACCTTACCTTTTATTCCATTAGCTTTTACATCTTGGTTTTGAGTATATTTAGTATATCTATCATCTTTTTCTAATAGCCCTAAAAATTCAGGTGGAACTACTACAAATCTACCGATAGATGGTATATTCTTTTTATTGAATTGAACTTTTAAATCTACTAAAGTATCATATGCATTTGAAGCACTTAATGCTTTTGGTGCAGATTCAGTACCGAATTCAAAAGTAACTGCTTCATCATCTACCATAGCTGCTATATATTTATCAGTCACTTCACCAACTGCATATGCTGCCCTTTGCATTGCTTTTTCCATTAAGTTTACATTAGCTTGTACAGCTTCAATATCTTCTACTTTAAAGTTAAAGTATTTAGCTTGGTCTATTACTAATGATACTGTGCTTCCTCCACCTGGATCTGCAGGAGTTCCTACTCCAGATGCTTTAGTATAATCAGATACAGTTATATCTCCAAATTTTTGGATATGAACTGTATCACCTATATTTTTTATTTCCATTTTGTTATCGTAAAGGCTCTTTATCCTCTACTTCTGGAGGTTTCCCTCATACAAATATCTTAGGCTATATTTGCTACTGACGGTCTATTCCGCCCCAGCTCAGACTATATCTTATTATAAATCATTAAAGTGTTTTCTTCTTGCCCCGCCTCTTTTTAAATTAAGTTCTATTCCATTAGCTTTTAATTTTTTTCTTAATCCAGATTCTGACATATTAAAATGTTTTGCTACTTGAGGCATTGTATATCCTTTTAAAAGTAAATCTTTAGCTTTTTCTAAATCTACATGTTTTCTTGGTTTAGATGAATGATAACATTTATGTTCATACTTAGTCATTAATTTAAGATTATTTATATCATTATTTAATTTATTTTCGTCTATATGGTGAACTATCTCATCTTCTGTTAAGTATCTTCCTAAATATTTTTCCATGACTAATATATGTTCTCTTATATATCCTTTACCATCACAATGTGGATGAATAGGAAGATATATCATCTTGTATCCATTCCATGAGATTGTATATCCTTTATGAAAAGTATCTATCTTTTTAGGCTTTTCTTGTTTTGGTTTTCTTTGATTTCTTTGAATATCAAATCTTTTCATATAATTTAATATTAATTTTTTAGATACTCCAAAATAATCTGCAACCTTTTGTAATGAACCTAATTCTTCATATTTTTTAGCTAAGATTTCTTTATCTTTATAACCTTTAATCATTTATAATCCCCGCTTTCGTGTTGGTATTATTTTCTATCTCCATCATATCTTATTTCTAATATATAATCAAGGTTAGAATCACCATTAGTCGTTGAACCTTTCCTCTATATTTCTATAAAGGCTTGGCTGCTGATTAGCATATCTTTCGACTTAGCCTTCCAGCAATTAACGGGGTTTAAAGAGGGCAAAATTATCTACCCTCATAATCTCTATTGACACAATTTGCAAATACATGAGTATTATCTAAGTTTTGAAGTAAACGTGCTGACCATAATTCTGGTATAAATTTATCAAAGTTTTTAGTTCCGTAAGCCATTTATAACATCTCCTTTTATTTTAATATTCCTTGCTTGGATATTTCATCCCAATGTGCATTTATTTCAGATGGTGACATCTTTTTAATATCTTCTAATGTAAACCCGCCTTTGCTAGTTTTTACTGCTCTTGGTGTTCCTGATGAAGCCTTTATTCTAGCTTCTACTCCAGCATCTATAGCTTGATTTACATATTCTTGTAATGATGCAATATTCTTTTGTATTGCTTCTGCTTCTCCATCTGCTCCAGCCATAACCATATTTGCTAAAGCTCCTGGTAAGCCTTTTTCAACTAATAAATCTTTAGTTTGATTAGTTAATCTTTCAAATTCAAAAGCTTTTTCTTTTTCACTGGATTGCTTTTGCATTTCTTCCAGTTTTTTATTTAATTCGCTTATTTGATAAGCTGTTTTATCTGCTTCGCTCATTTTAGCTAATTTTTCTGATTCAAGTTGAGCTTTATCGTTTTGCAAAGATTCAAGCATTTCTTTATATTTTCTCTTCTCTTTTACTATGTTTCTTGAGGCTATATCTTTTGCCATTTCCTTAGCTTTTTCTTCAACTAACTTATTAAGTTCATCTTGACTCATTGGAGGTTGTTGTACTGGTCCTCCTGTTTCATTATTTGCATCTTGAGGCAGTTCTTGCTCTCCTTCATCAGCTAATAGCTGTAAATTCATATTTAATTTTGTATCGTTAACGTTAACTTTGTTTGATTTTTTCATAATAACAATTCCTTTCCACCTAGTTTTATGGGCTAGTAACCATTCTGCAATGTTTTCTTTAATGTCTACCCCATAGAAAAAGACAATAAAAAAAGAAGCCTTATTTTGCTTCTTTAAATTCGCATCTATTAATTCCTACTTTTATTTTCATAGTTTGCTTATCTAATTTACAACCATCAATTCCTTCTTCAATTGCATGTATGCATTCTTTGCAATCAGGAACTATAATTTGTTGACCATCTTCTTTTAATCTATCTCGCATTATTCATCCTCCAAACTTTTAGGATCTATATATTTACATTCTAGCTTATAAGACTGCTTTCCTTCATCCCATGATACATTTTCAATTTGTAATTGTGTACCTTTATCAAGTAGCCATTCTCTTTCAGCTGAATGTGTAGAAATTGGTGCTATATATCCGCCCCCTGTTGCTCCTTTATCAATTTTTATTTCCATAAATATTCCAAAATTAAAATCTTCACTTGCTGGTCCTTCAGGTGCAACTGTTGTTGACATAAAAGCATCATCCTTTACAACTAAACCTTTTACCTTTTTATTTAATTCTTTAACATCCATAGTCTTGTCTTTTATTTGTTCAATTAAATCTTTATCTAGCGCTTTATTAAATATTGATCCAGATGTACCTCTAAATACTTTCATATCTGTATGGGCAACACCTTTTTTAAGCCCACTAGATATTTGTTCAATAACCTTTTTAGTTTTCTTTTGTATTGCCTTTATCTCTTTATCTGTTAATTCTTCTAAATGAGTTCCTCTAAGAATATCATTTATATCTTCAAACCAATCATCTTTTGTATATTTTTTAAGTGCTTTTCTTTCTTCTGCTGTTATATCTTTTAAGAAGTTATTTTCATCTGGTATATCCATTGCTGTAATATAATCATATTGTTTATATGTTTTCTTGTGTTCTTTTTTCTTCTTAGTTGTTTTAGTTTTAGTTGTTTTTTGTTTAGATCCCTTATTGGTTTTAGGAGCCTTAACATTATTCTTCTTTTTAAATTCTTCTTTTATAGCTTCTTCTATATTACTATGATTTTCATAATTTTTATTTATATACTTTTTAGCCCATTCTTCATACTTCATATTTGCTGGAACTTCAATTCTTTTCCCATCTTCATCTCTAGCAAATCTAGTATCTTTTTCATCATCTTCATCATCTTCATAATATGGCACTGTTGTACATCTATCGTTAGGATGCATTGGAGGATAATTTAATCCCGTTATTGCATCTTTCGTATTAAATACTTTTCCATCTAACTTAGCACAATCATTACAAGTTCTAATATCTAAAGTTGCTAGAAATTCATATTTATCAATGTCTAAATCATCGTAAGTATATTTAGAAGCTTCATTCATACAATAAGCATGTTCCGTTTGGACTAATCTTATTGAATTTTTATAACTGCTATCCATTTTTTCTTCTATTCTTTTAGCAACTTTATTGCTGGATTCTCCTCTAATTATCATCTGCGTTATTTCATTTT